CCGGTGTCAAACTGCCACAAATTGAGGTCATTGGGGGTGAAGGCTGAGTTGGCAGTAATAACGCCTGCAAAGCCCGATCCTGAGCCGCCAATGCTTGCGTTGCTGATCGTGAAGCTCTCGCCATACGGGTATGTGGCTGTGCCGCCGTTGGTGATGGCAACTGAGAACACTTGGTTGCTCGACACGACCACAGTCGCCAAAGCACCGGTGCCCGTCGTAGTAACAAGTGGCACATTGGTATAGGTGCCGTTCACATAGCCAGTGCCTTGTGTGACGATGCTCACTCCAGTCACAGAGCCAACAGGATTGATGGCAGTTGGGCCAGAGCCCACAGCATCATCGTTGTCGATTGTCCACTGCTGAATGCTGTCGCTGAACCCTGAGATCACCCATGTGTGACCATCTTGGGACTGCAAGATCATGCCTCGGCTGATGCCGGGCGCGTTCACGAAGGACGCAGTGTAGCCACCCATCTTGCGTGGGCGCCCGTATTGGAAGCGACACCATTCACCGTCGATGTAGCAAGGGGCCGCAAAGAGCGTACCGTCGCGCTGTATGCCGGGTGGTATTGCAAGGATGGCGACTTTTGCAGTCATTAGAACGCTCCACCGTTGATGCCAACAGGCAACAAGAGGCCAGTGGCAGTCAATTGACCTGCCGCAAGCCCAGAAATTGCAAAACCAATTTGGCCCGATGCCGCTAAGTACAAGCCGGTTGATGGGTTGCTTTGGAAAGCCAACGAAGGCGCGGCGGCTGAACCGTTACCAATCTTCAAGTTTTGGATAAAGCTTGAGGTCGATGTCTGAGCGTTGTAGACATTCGTTCCATCGCAAATCGCAATGATCGTTTGACCCTGAGGCAAAGTAATGGTCGTGCCGCCAACAACGCCGGTTGAGAATGTCAGCGAGAATGAGCCAGAGGTGTTGTTTTGGAGTGAGTAAAACTGCACCGTTGGAGGCAAAATGATCGTGCAATTTGATGTCAGTGTGCCGGTGTATTCCTGAATGATGCTCGATGCCTGCACAGAGGTCAGCGTTACAGTGCCACCGGTGACCGGCAAACTTAACAAAGTAAAAAAGAACTGTGCAGACTGACCATAGGCATAGGTGTACCAGTTCGTGCCGTCGGTGGTGACGACAAACGATTCTCCCAACTGCAACTGCGCAGATGTACTGGTGAAGTCAATCGTGCTTGTGCCTTGCGCAACAACATTCAAGATGCCTGTGCCGTCGTTCTTGAGCACCGCATACCAACTTGCGCCAACAGTTGCGGCCTGAGGCAAAGTGACTGTGCCTGCGCCACCAGTCCACACATACAGCGACGATTGGTCTTGCGAATTGAGTGTGTAATTCGAGGCAAATTGATTGACCGCAAGCACCGTGTTGAGGGTGTTGTTGATGGCCTCCAAGCCATAGCCTGCAAGCGCACTTGCGCTGTAGGCCGAGGTGCCAATACCCAAAGCAATCGTTGACCATGAGCCATTGATTGTGGTGTTGTCAGTCAGGTAGATGTAGTAGGTGTTGACTGTCGAGGTCGTCGGTGCAACAGGGATTGTCTGAATCGTGCCGCCGGAGTTGTTGGCGACAGTGAACGAATACTGCGAGCCATTCCCAATGTTGCGAACGATGAATGCTTGACCAACAGAGACTTCCAAAGCAGGCGGCAAAATCAACTGCAAACCATTGGCTGTTGCGATCACATCGATGATGTTAGCAACTACATTCGAGCTGTTGCTGTTGATGGGCCACTGCAGAGTTGTGTTGGTGCTGATTGTCAGCGCCTCATACCCAACTTGCGATGGGTTGATGGTCTGTCCGGTATAGGGTGAGGAGTATGTAGTCATGATTAGCTATCCACAGCAACGGCTTGTCGGTCACCAACACGAGACACATCCTCATCTTTCAGCGACTTGATGGCTTCGCTGTATTTTTGTTGGAAGATCACGCGTTGATCATTTTTGAGAAAAGGCATTGCCTGCAACAAAGTGCCGTACAGCATCGCTGTTGGGGCATTCTGGGTCAGCCAATTGGTTTGGTTTGTCGAGCTCAATGGAGCGATGCGCTCGTAGTACAGCACCTCGAAGTTGTAGGCCGCATCCGGCGTCGGGGCGATGTACCAGTGATCCCAGTCAGTATCTGCGTAGTAGAGCGGCTTTGCTACATTGGCGTTGTCGGGCCAATAGTTGGTCAGATACTCGTACTTGCGAAGCAAAACAGGGGTGCGATTGCCTGCGCTGTCCGTGATGCTCATGGACACGGTTTTGCGCCACCGAGCAGGCTTGGCAATTGTTGGTTGACCAATATTCATCACCGACTCAGCGACTTGCAATTGGCCCAAGGTTTTGATCTCTTGGGCAATCTCAAACTCAGCCAGAGTAATGAAGGTGGGAATAGCGTTAATGGTGGCTTGGTCTGACCGTTCTAGGTACTGAAGTACATAGTAAGTCAGACTGTCATAAGTCATTACCCATGATGGTGTATTGGTGCTCATATTTTCCCCATTGTTATGTCTATTTTCCCATCAGGTTAACAATCTCACAAGGTCACTTTATTTCAATAAAGATGCCTCTGCCATTCGTCTTTTTGTCAGGCCCGGCAAAACCCTGCCGCATGCCTTGTTCCATTTCACAATCTCTTCGCAGGCCCCGCTCCAATCCTTGGCGTCAACCCGTTTTTTGAAGGTGGACACCCGGTAACTGCCAAGCCCCAAGTTGTAGGTGAAGCTGATCACCGCCGCCAAGCGACGATCCGGCTCGTTGGCGAGGCCGGGCGACAACTTGAGGGCGTTGCTCGCAAAATACAACAAATGCTGATCTAGGGCCTCTTGGGCCTTCTCTACAGGCCAAACAGTGTCAGGGCCAATGTCTGGCCCCGTACAACCCCATCCAATCGTCCAAGGAGCCCCGTGTGAGCCCGGATCAGGGTAGGCTTGGCATCCACCGTCAGGCAAGCGCCTTGCGTAGCCTTCAAACGGCTTTACAAGGGATTCGCTCGCCAGTCTGATGGCGTCGCCGATCATTTTTGATACTTCTCAATCGCTCGACCCACAAACCAGAAGGTCAAGATCATGTTGAGCATGCCAAAGTCGTCTGCCGTCCAGTTGCCGACAATGATGTCGTGCCAATTAGCGCCGCTGTTGAAAGCGTAGACCATCACCGAAATCTTGAAGGCCACATACATGCCAAAGAGCACATAGGTGACCATGGGGCGCACAAGAGCAGACAGAGCCGCCACCCATGGGTAACTGGCCTTGGCCTCTTCGCCTTGTTCCTTGAACGCCTCTTGAATTGCTTCCAGTTGAGCAGTGCTGTGCTCAACATATTTTTGTTCCATCGTGAACTGACCGCGCATCTTTTCCAGATCGGTCTGCAGGCCAAACATAGCCAGTTCGTGCTTGCGCTCGTCGTTCTTGTCGAGGTACTTCAGAATCTCAGGTGCCAAACGAAAAATGCCCCCTAAGAGGCTTCCAAAGACACCACCAGTTAGCCAGTCCAACATTATTTGCTCCCAATATTTGATAGGGCCATGCACAATAAGCCGGCGCCAACACCAGTTGCAATTGCCTCAGTTGTCTCACCACCGAAGTGCGATGGATGAGAAATCAGGTCTGAAATTGCAGTTAAAAATCCAGTCAAGCCTGCCACAACAAATTTGTTGTCTTGCAGTTCTTTGCGACCAAAAAACGAAATAAGGACAGCAAGACCGCCGGTCATTGCGCCCGTTTGAAGAGCCTTGATCCAATGAGGCAGTGTCAACGCGAGCACATTGCCTTGAACCATCATCATCAAGCAAGATGGCGTGGCCTCAGACAGCCTGCGAATAAAAATTTCAACTTTGACTTTTAACAATTCAAAAATTGGATTCATTTTTTATTCCTTTCTTCAATGAGCCTTACCCTTACTTGGAGATCGTTGATTTCTCGCTCCAATTCGGACTTCAGTACATGTCTGCGCTCTGCCGAGATGGGGCTGTCAGTTGGTATGCCATCGGCAGTGATGAGCGCAGGCATCTTGCCTTCAATCTGCGTGAGACGGGTTTGAAACGAACTGACCTCACCCAAAAGCCACCCAATACAAACAACCAGTATGGGTAAAACCGCTTTCAAGATATCGGACAAATTCATCATGTTTACCCCAAAAATTTCTTAACGAACTCAGCCGCGAAACCGGGGCCGAGAAGCACAGCAACGATCACCGCATAAAGCAGGTACTCGATCTTTGCCATGCGCTTTGAGCCGTCGTCAAATCGTTCTGTGACGCCACTAAAAGACTCTTCGATCTTCTTGTAGCGTTCTGCACAGACGGCTTCATGGACTGATAGGCGTGTATCCAAGGATTCCTCCGACATTTAGTCATATCCCCTTAGGGTCTTGGCGAGGCGAGCTCGTTGACCCTCTTTGCCGGGTTTCTTGGCGGCGGCGTTAAGCTTCTTCATCGGAATCTTCTTGCCTTCAGGAACATGGAGCTCCTTGTGCAAAGCGCCGGGATGCTTAATCGCTTTTTGAATCCACTTTTCAGCCATGATCAGCCTTTCGTATTACTAATTTAATTAGTAGTCGGTGCGTCGGTTGTAGGAACCTCAGCAGGCGCTTCAGTTGCTTCAGCAGGCGCCTCTGCGGCCTCCACAGGAGCTTCTTCAGCCACTGGGGCCTCTTCCACTGGTGCCTCAACAGCAGGCTCCTCTACGGGCGCTTGCACTGGTGCGGCAACAGGTTGAGAGGGAGGAGCCACCACTGCGTCTTTAGGTTGCATTGCCTCGTATTTGCCTTGCAAAAAGTCAATGAAACGGTGAATCTCTTCACTCACTTCAGAGTCAAATTCCTCAACATAAGTACGAATGTCGTTCAAAAATTGCATGATGGCTCCTATGGTTTAGTTTGGTGATGCCTCTGCAGGTGCAGGGGCGGCTTCGGCGGCAGGCTGTGCGCCTTGTGCCTGTGCTTGTTTCTGTACTTCTTGGATGAGGCCCGCAACTTCAACAAAGGGTTTGGAACCCAAATATTGCATGATTGCGTTGACCAAGTCTGTTGTTAGTTTGATTTCGTTCATCTCACATCTCCGTGAAAATGCCACCAAAATGGGGTGGTGGCTTCCCCTTAAATATTATGCCGCAGGTGTAGACCAAGGCAAAGGCAATTGAACTTGGGACGGGTTCTTTTGCGCTTGAACACTTGCAGTTACGCTTGCTTCAGACGCCCCTTGATCAACGCCATTCGCCCAACACCATCCAACAACTTGAGATTGAGTAAGTTGCGAATATGGCGTAAATGATCCACCTGATGCGGGCACAGGGAAAGAACAAGTGCCATACACATTGCTTGTGTAAGTCACAGGAGGTGTGGCAGTGGTGGTATCAGTACCAGTGCAACGCCATCCGGCAGTTAAGACGACTTGTGAGTAGCCGTCAATTGTTTGTGTGGATGTTTCCATCCAGTCGATTGTCCATGCGATAGTGGTCATGATTAAGCTCCTAGTTTAGATTTCAATTGATTAACTTCTGCTGTCAATGCTTGGATAGATGCAATCATCAAGGGAATAAGTTCTGTATAGCGAACACCCAAATACCCTTCTATTTCACCTTCTTTTTTAACTACATCCATTGCTTCTGGAACAACATTTTGAACAGTTGTTGCATCAACACCAACTTGTGGTTTGTTTTCTGCATCATTTTTCCAAGTGAATTTGATTGTTTTAATTTGAGCAATGTCAGTCAATGGGTCGGTATATGTCCCTGTGATGTTTTTCAGTTTGGGGTCGGAATATGATGTCCATGAAGTTGAACCCCAATTAAGTTGAACACCTGCACTGTTGGTGTTGTAAATAGTAAATGGGGGTGATGATGTGCTTGAACTGTTTCCAAGACGCAAATCCCACCATTTGCCAGATGCCGTATTATTAAAACGGCATACTGAATCCCAACTTGCATTACTGTTGTTTACATAAAGAGAGACATTTTGACCAGAGCATTGAAAGTTTGCACAATCTGTATTACTTAAAACTGAAAGTTGTTGAGAAGGTGAACTTGTCCCGATACCTAGATAGCCTGCGCTAGTAAAGCGACCATATTCAGTGCCATTTGCATAAAAAGTCAATGGCACAGCACCGATTCCATAGATACGGTTTTCGGTTGCGCCACGCATTACTAATGCGCCATATCCTGAACCAGTTTGAATGCCAATACCGTCACTGCCTGATGCAGAGTAGACATTGAACTGTTGGTATTGACTACCGCCCGCACCAACAAGAACTTGTTGGGCGTAATTGATATACATTGCCTGTAGCTGTCCGGCTCCATTATTAACATAGAACCCAAGTTCGCCACGGTTAACTTGACCAGAGCCGATGAAGGTTCGGATGGAAGAAACATCGTAGTTGGTGGCGGTGTTGTACCATTGAATCCGAGTAAGTTCTGACCCACTTGAGACACTACCCCACTGGGCCATGTTTCCGCTTACAGCAAGTTTTCCGTAGGTAGAAGAACCAACAATACCAATGCCGACATTACCTCCATTGGGGGAAATGCCAATGTTTTGATATGCGGAACTGCCGTAGTCATATGCCTCCAATCGACCGTAAGTCGTTTCCCAAGACAAGAAAATTCCCTTGCCCGTATAGGGCTGTAAACTGCCTTGAGCAACAACACTTGCGCTCGCACTAACGCCACCCGCAGATTGAATGTAGTAATTATTGTTGGATGGAGTCAATCCAACACCAAATTGACCTGTGGTTATAAAGCGACCTGCTTCTGCGCCGTTTGGTCTAAAAATTAAAGGATATGCACCACTTGTTCCAATAGCTAGAGATTGAGTGCTAGAGCCAGTATCAATGTATGAAGTACCACCGCTTTGGTACAACCGCATAACATCATTTGTACCATCATTAACTTTGATGAAACCTGTTCCTGTAAGCGTTAATGATGTACCATTAAAAGTCAAATTAGCACTTGATTGAAAAGCGCTTGTTCCATTACCGTAAGGAATTTGGTTTGCAGTCAGCGAAGTCAAACCTGTGCCACCCGAAGCTACTGGCAAAGTTCCGGTTGTTAAAGCCGAGGTTGAAGTGGCATAAACAGCGCCACCAGAAGTAAACGCAGTAAGTCCTGTACCACCGTTTGTGGTTGCCAATGTGCCTGCAACAGTCACAGCGCCTGTGGTTGCAGTGTTGGGGGTCAGGCCGGTTGTGCCAAAGCTGATTGAGGATACATTGATGTTGCCTGCTTTGGAAGCCAACACCTGCACATTACCTGATGCATCTTTGTAAAAAAGCTTGCCATCAAAGTAGTTCAATGCCAATTCAGCGCCCGACGCACTGCTTGTCAAGTTGGATGCAGAAGGCGTGTTTCCAGTTGAGCCACTGGCGTAAATTAGTATGGGGGTGTATCCGCTTTGTGCCATGTTTTTTCCTTAGAATGCGCCGCCTGCAATGCCACCTGTGATTGTGCCATTTGCCGCGTTACAAGTTATTGACGAGTTTACCAATTGTGGCAAATTGCCGCTAGTCGCCGTTACGAAAGTTAGATAGTTTGTCGCGCCCGTAGAAGCCGCAGTCACCGCCGTGTTGACCGTGTTTGTGGCTCCCAAGTTGGCAACAGTCGTTGTGCTAGAAACAACAAAAGGTGCGGTTCCAGTCGCCACCGTATTGGTCAATTGACCAGACATGTTCAAGGTTGTCACGCCTTGGATGTAACTGCTTGCCATGTTCAGACCGGCACTACCCCATGTGAGCAATCCTGTTGTACTATTGCCGGGAGGTAACAAATAACCGGCCCAGTTACCTGTCGCCGCACTTGCTGATGTCGAATAAATCCAACCTGCACCACCGGGAACAGCAGTCGCCAACAAATTGCCTGCGCTGTCTTGAACGGTGATATTGCCTGTTGAATCGTTGTCGATCACATAAGCTGTACCTGCCAAAATTGTGTTTTCAGCAGGCAGTTTGACTGTTTGTGTGTTTGTGCCGCTGAAGTTTTGGTAGAAGGTCGCAGTATTTGTCAGCGTTGTTGTGCCGCCTGCTGTGGGCACATTGGTGTAACCCGGCGCAAAGTTGTTGAACGATGCGATGGTGCTGACGGTACTTGCTGATCCAGTGCCGCCATTGGCTGTTGCAAGCGTTCCTGCCACAGTAATTGCGCCTGAGGTCGCGGTGGACGGTGTCAAACCTGTAGTGCCAAAACTGAGTGTGGTCACAGCCACGCCAGACAGAGTTGACCACTGTGGTGCTGTAGCCCCTGAGTTGACAGTCAAGATTTGTCCTGCAGACCCGATTGCTAGAGTGCTGAATGCGCTTGTGCCTGCACCATAAACCAAAGAACCAGTCGCAAGTGTTGAAAGACCCGTACCGCCGTTTGTGACAGTCAAAGAGCCAGACACATTGGTATTGGCAGTGCCAAGAGCCAAATTGCCAAACGCAGGAGCTCCTGCGCCGCCAGAAATTAAGGCATTTCCTGATGTTCCTGCGGCAGAATAGGCATGTGCAGTACCTGTGCCATACCCAA